GAATGAGCCGAAGAAAATTTTTACAACTTATGGGAGGTTTAGCAGCACTTCCTGTTGTTGGTAAATTTTTTAAATTAGCAAAACCTGCAGCGAAAGCTGTTAAAGCAGTTGAAGCTTCTAATGCAGTTGGAATGCCTAAATGGTTTCCTTCATTAGTTAATAAAGTTATGAAAGAAGGTAAAGATGTTACCAAAGACTATTCGACCATTGAAAGATCAGTGGTTAAAGAAGTAGAACTTCCTGGAAGTAAAACTAAAGTTATCGTAGACCAGGATCTAACAACAGGGGATACTGTAGTTGATATTGGATACGGTAAACACGGTTTTGAATCAGGAAGATACGGTCAACCTGTAAGACTTCATTTACAAAAAGGAGAATGGATTGAGCCTAAAAAAGGACAAAAGAAAGGTGTTAAAACAAAAGATGAGTTTGACGTGGAAGAAGCAGAATTTACTGGAGAAGCAGAGAATATAAAATATGAAGAGTCTGTAGTTGAAAAATATGGAAATCACGGATCTGACTTTAGTGAAATTGAAAAATATGCAACGGGTAAAAATGTAGATAAGAAAGTTGTAGGCTCTAAAAGAGTCAAAGACAGTTGGGCCGAAGGTTATGCTGAAGCTCAAGCAGACAGATGGGCTGATGACTTTGCCAAAGGCGGCCTTGCTGGAGTATTGAAACTGTAATGGAGATTTATAAATACAACCAAGGTTTATCTTGGTACACACGACCAAAAGATCCGGTAGCCAAGACTCTTGCAAAACAATTTCCTGGATCTTGGGAAGATTATAAAAAAGCATTTTCTAAAGGCTATCGTGGATCGATGGAAGAGTTTGTTGAATCTACGATTCAAAGAAAACCTATTCTCCCAGAACCTAAACCCGAGAGACCTGTAGCAGACCAGTATCAAGATTATAAACAAGTTCAAGGTATGTTTGAACCTCGAACCCAGATGTATATTGAAAAAGAAATGGGGTTTGATGAGGGTGGCCAAGTCATCGGTAAACCCGGCGGTCTTGTAGAACCGGGTGTCACGCATTATGGGACAAGTAAAGTTAAAACAGATAAATTTAAATATAAAATTTCAAATCAATTTGGAACTTATTATACTGATAAACCAGGAGTTCGTATTGGTGAGAAGCCTTTGACAGCTGCTGAAAAAATGGCTAGGCACCGAGAAAAAAATCCTTATAAGAAAAAAACAGTTGATATTACAATAAAGGGTAAAAAATATACTTTTACTCCACCTACAGGTTCTGTTGTTCAACAAGGAACTAAAGATCTTTTTAAAGATTTAATTACAGGTGTTGAAAAATGGAAAGAAAAACCAACAACTGAAAATTGGGTTAATATTTTTAAAGAAAAGAAACCAAGTAAAATTGGACCACAACAATTTCAATATGGGTGGTCTACACATCTAAGAAATTATATTCAAGGTAAACCTGTAAAGTCTAATATTGCTAAAGCACTTTTTGATCAGTCTGACATTAAAAATCTTTTAAATTTAGACGAGGGCCATGTAAATTTGATTAAGGGCTACAAGAATCTTCAGTCTCCAGCTATGGCGACAAAAGCTGCAGCAGAAAAACTATTATGGAAATCCGCAGAAAAAGTAATAGCTATCAACAATCAATTTAAGCAAAACCCTAAAATAACTTTAGAACAATTAACTAAAAATTTATATAAAAAAGAATTCACTAAGGCAGGTGAAACAGATAAATTAAGACTACTTACTACTGTATCAGACGACGTAGCTAAATATTTAGAAGCCTTAAAAAATGCTAGAGAAATACCAAAAGGTTTGAAGTCTAAATTCATTGCGCCTACAGGAAAAAATTTAGACAACATTCAAAAATATATTACTAGTCAAACCGAAGGTTTTAGATTTAGGGACGGAACTTTAAGAAACTACAAGTATAGTATTAGAGATTCTATACTAGGCTTTAAACAGGGATATACTCAAGGTTTAGAAAACAAATTAAAAATAAAAGGTGTTTTAGATCACGCTGTGGGTTTATCAGCTACCCATGAGGTAGCACCTGGATACACAGGTCTTTATCAAGATTTAGAAAATAGTCTTAATAAAGTAAAAGGCACAGATATTGATAGAGACTTTACTAAAGTTTTAAAAGAGGTAATAAAAGATAAAAATTTTAAAAATGTAGATGCATATAATGCACAAGCTTCTAAATTTCATAAAAAACATAAGGGTAAAATAGATGTTCCTTTTATAAGACAAGGCGGAGATCCTACAAAACTAGTAAAATCTTTTTATAATTTAGATGAAGCATCACAAAAAAATATTCTTAAACTTGCTGAAGGACCTCAAGGTATTGCAATTGAAACTAAAGGAAAAACAATTAAACCATCACGAGGCGGTGTGACTTTAGGAACTACTTTTTCAAACGTTACTCCAGAAATGTTAGATTTTAGAAAATTACCTGGTGATTTAAGCCACGTTACTCGTAGTGCTATAGAAGCAGCTAGGGCTGCAGGCAAGTCCCCTGCATTTATGAAAAAAGCAAAAGCCGCTGGAAAATGGACGAGAGCAGGTTTAGCAGGTGAATTAGCTTTCGGTTTACCTTTTTTAGGTTATGGATATATGTCTGGGGATTCTCCAGAAAGAATGAAAAGCGATGCATATTGGTTTGCTCCGAATAAAATTTTGCCTTATCTTCCTCCTTTTGGAATGAAAGGAGAAACTGGAGAAGAGGAAATAAGAAAAGCGACTGGCGAAAGAGGCTATGCAACTCAACAGCTAAGTGAATTGGGTCCTCAATTACAAGCACTTCAAACTAAATACGAGTCTCTCGGTATTACACCAGAGCATAGTGCTAAAAGACAAGAAATAGAAAATAAATACAAATGGCTTAGCAATAAATATAACAAAGCGTTTGATATGTTTATCGATGATAAAGGGCAGTTTAATGAAGGTTTGTATAAACAGGCTCTTAATAATTACACTGCAGGAATGAATCAAATCAATAAATTTAACAAACAATTAATTGAAGAACGACGTGAAAAAAGTATGGAAGGTTGGACAGATACGGAAGGTAATTTAAAACCTATAATAGGCTTTGCAGGCGGCGGCATAGCCAGTTTAACAAGAACCGTAGCTCCTCCAAGAGGACCCCAGCATATGGGCTTGGCTTCTTTTAAAAAACGTGGTAGATAATGGACGGAGAGTTTTAAATGGCAGAGATAGATAAAGCTTTACCTAATGTAAAGCAAACAGTAAAATTACCGAGTCCAAAAGAAGTTCAGCTTCAACAGCAACAGCAGGTTATGCAAGAAACTATGCAACCGCCTGAAATTCAACAGAACGAAGATGGAAGTGTAGATATTAGCTTTGATCCTAATACGGTTAATCCAGGAGATACAAAAGATCATTTTGCTAATTTAGCAGATTTATTACCTGATAATGTTTTAGATCCTTTAGGACATAAACTTTATGGTGATTATACAGATTACAAAACTTCTAGAAAAGATTGGGAAAGAACTTATACGTCAGGATTAGATCTTTTAGGATTTAATTATGATGACAGATCAGAACCTTTTAAAGGTGCATCCGGTGCAACTCACCCTGTATTAGCAGAAGCTGTAACACAATTTCAATCTTTAGCTTATAAAGAATTATTACCAGCCAATGGTCCGGTTAGAACTCAGATTATTGGTAAAATTGATCCTGCTAAAGAACAACAAGCTAATAGAGTTAAAGATTTTATGAACTATCAAATTATGGATCGTATGAAAGAATACGAAGCAGAATTTGATCAAATGTTATTTTATTTACCATTAGCGGGTTCTGCTTTCAAAAAAGTTTATTATGATTCATTAATGCAAAGAGCAGTTTCTAAATTTGTACCTGCAGATGACCTAGTTGTTCCTTACACAGCAACTTCTTTAGAAGATTGTGAGTCCGTTATTCATATTGTTCGTATGAGTGAAAACGAATTAAGAAAACAACAGGTAGGTGGTTTCTATAGAGACATAGAAGTTAATCCAACGTATTTACAAGAAACTGAAGCAGAACAAAAAGAAAGAAAACTAGAAGGAATGTCTAGAGGACGAGATGATCGTATTTATACAATTTTAGAATGTCATGTAAATGTAGATTTAGAAGGTTTTGAAGACGCTGGACAAGACGGAGAGCCAACAGGAATTAAACTTCCTTACATTGTAACGATTGAAGAAGGAACAAGAAAAGTTTTATCGATTAGAAGAAACTACGATCTTAAAGATCCAATGAAAAAGAAAATTGACTACTTTGTACACTTTAAGTTTTTACCCGGTTTAGGTTTTTATGGTTTTGGTTTAATTCACATGATTGGTGGATTATCTAGAACTGCAACAGCAGCTTTAAGACAATTACTCGATGCTGGTACCTTGTCTAATTTACCCGCTGGATTCAAAATGCGTGGTATTAAGATGAGAGAC